TCCTGGAGTTGATCCAAATCGCATTCCTATGCTAAAACAGGATTACATGGATCAATGGACTTTGGCCTCAGAAGAAGACCGTGAAAAGGCTTCTATTCGTTTTGTCCCCAGAATGTCATTTTATGGAGGTCATGGAAGATAATGGCTACCCCTGAAGAAGTACAAAAATCTAAAGATGAAGTATCTAGAATAGCCGAAGAACACAAGGCTAAAGTAGATGCTGAGCGCCCACGCACCTATGCTGAAAGGCTTCAGGATATGGGTTATTACGATAAGACTCCAAAAGGAAACACCCCTAAAGTTGGGGGAGGGGCTGGTTATGTCCCAGGAACAAATAATCCATTTAACCCAGATAGTCCATTGAACCGCAAAAAAGGCGGCATTATTCGTGGTCATGGCATAGAAAGTAAAGGTAGGACAAAAGGTAGGTTTGTCTAATGCCAAATAAATACTCGTCAGGTAAATGGGCGATTGCCGAATGTGACCGATGTGGTCAGCGTTATAAGTTGTCTGAGTTAAAAAAAGAAGTAATTAAGACTAAGCTATATAACATTAAGGTATGCCCTGAGTGCTGGGATCCAGATCAGCCTCAGTTGAGTTTAGGTTTATATCCTGTGAATGATCCTCAGGCGGTCAGAGAACCCCGCCCAGATGTGAGTTATCAGGTTGGTGGCACATACGGTCTTATGACAAATCCATATGACCCAAATGTCAACAATATTGATAACCAAGGCTATTCCACAGATGGTAGTAGACAGATACAATGGGGGTGGAACCCTGTAGGTGGTGCAAGTTATTTTGATAGTTACCTTACTCCAAATTCCTTGCTTCCTGTAATAACCATAGGTACAGTAACTATTTCAACGACTTAGGAGTGATAAAATGGCAATGCAAAAACAACGTGGCATTAAAACTGGCGATCCCTTTGAACCAAAAAATGCAGAAGACAATATGAAAAAAGGCGGTAAAGTTATGGAAAAAGAATCTAAAGCAGAAATGCGTAAAGAAGAAAAAGCTGACAAAAAGCAAGATGTTAAGCTAATTAAGAAAGCTTTTAAAGAGCATGATGCTCAAGAACATCCTGGCAAACACACTAAACTGGCTTTGAAAAAAGGCGGTAAAGTTCACAAAATGGCTAAAGGTGGCGTAACTGGCAAAGAAATGAAAGCCGTTGGTCGCAATGTAGCCCGTGCTATGAACCAAAAATCCAGCTCAAGAGGTCGTTAATATGGCAATCGCAAAAAATGTAAAACCTACTACCAAGAATAGCCCAAAGGTTACTATTGGTAAAAACAAATTTGCAGAACCAGCAGATGCTTACGCTAATCCGCACACCAATACTGAGAAACATATTACTGGTCAAGAAGTAATGGATCGTGGTGAGTATGCTCATACCAAGGCCGCTAAAGATGTTACTTTGCAAGACCCAATTAAGAGTGGCGTTAGCTACGGTGAGTCCAAAGTCAAGACTTCTGGTATTGAGATGCGTGGAGCTGGAGCAGCTACCAAAGGCCGTATGTCCAGAGGACCAATGGCATGATTGAAATTAAAGATTTAACCCAATTAGAAATAGAAATTATTATTAATGGTCTTCGTAAGTCTTTTCCTATGGAATCTGTAGAAGAATTGGTTAATAAATTAAGAAATCAAGCCATTCCTCAGATTTTGGCAGCAAAAGCAATTGAAGAAGCAAATAAAAACGCCCAATCAGAAGAAGCTAAATAATGAACTATTCGCAGTTATGGGAAAACATACAGTCTTACGCTGAAAATACTGAGGCTTTATTCGTTCAGAATATTCCAGTATTTGTGCAAGAAGCAGAAGAACGGATTTATAACTCTGTTCAGATTCCTGCTTTGCGTAAAAATGTTACTGGAACCGTAACTGCTGGTAATCAATATTTAGCTTTGCCAAATGATTATTTGTCTACTTTTTCATTTGCAGTTATTGATTCTTCAGGTAATTACAAGTATTTGTTAAATAAAGATGTTAACTATTTAAGAGAAGCATACCCAGGGTCAACAATAACTAACGGTACAAATCAAGGATCTCCACAAGGCCTTCCTTTGTACTACGCTTTATTTGGTCCACAAAATGGATATGTAGGTGCTGATGTTACTTATTTGACGTATATGTTGGCTCCTACACCAGATCAAAATTACACAGTAGAAATGCATTATTTTTACTATCCTGTATCTATTGTTCAAGGTGTAGTTACTGCAGGCAACATTACGGCTGGCTCTGGTTATACCAATGGATTCTATCCAAATACATATTTAACTGGTGGATCTGGTGCTGGTTGTTTGGCTGACATTACTATTTCTAACCAATCTGTGTCAGCGATATCTATAAAAACTGGTGGAAATTTTTATGTAGTTGGTGATGTATTAACCCTACCATCATCTTTTTCTGGTGGAACAGGATCTTCTGCCGCCTCTTTTTCAATAACATCTGTAAATAATCCAAATGGTGTTTCTTGGCTAGGTGATAACTACGATCCAGTACTATTTTATGGTTCAATGCGGGAAGCTATGATTTTCATGAAAGGTGAACAAGATATGGTCACTTATTATGAAAAAATGTATCAAGAAGCCATTGGCCAATTGAATCGACTTGGAACTGGTCTTGAGCGTGGTGATGCTTATCGTAATGGTCAAGCAAGAATTATGGTGAAACAATAATGGCAATAGTTCAAGGCTCTTGTAATGTCTTTGCTCAAAACCTTTTAAATGGTAATGAGAACTTTACGACTGGCACTTACTATATTGCCTTATATAACGCCAATGCTAATTTAAATTCGGTAACATCTACTTATACCAGTGTAAATGAAGTAACTGGTACTGGGTATACCGCTGGGGGTCAACCTTTAGTAATTACCACGGTTCCTACACTTAACCAACAATACAACACAGCTTATGTGTCTTTTGGCAACGCTGTTTGGAGTCCAGCATCGTTTACTTGTAGGGGTGCTTTAGTTTACAATTACACTACAAAAGCAGCCTGTTTTGTATTAAATTTTGGTTCAGATAAGACCTGCAACAATAGTTTTACAGTGCAGTTCCCAGCAGCGACTTATTCGTCTGCTATTTTAACAATCAGTAGCTATACGGCTGCAAATGTAGTAAGTTCTGGAGATTAATTATGCATAAAGAAATTGGAAGCTGTGGAGATAGTGCTATAGCAACATTACAGGCCAATGTGACCATTCCAGAAGGAATGGGAATTGAAGGATATTGGAAAGCTGAATGTCGTGATAAAAACGGCAATCTTAAATGGGTAGAAGAATTTCCTAACTTGGTTGTAGCTGTAGGCAAGCAATTAATGCTTGATACTTTATTGCGTACTTCTGGTACATATACAACAACTGGACCATTCTTAGGATTGACTAATGCTACGTTAACTCCAGCTGCAACAGACACTATGACGACTTTAGTTGGTGGTGGTAAAGAGTTTACAGCTTATACGGTTGGTGGTTCAGCAGTGCGTGGTACAGCAGTATTTGCTGCTTCTTCATCATCTGGTTCTACTCCTTCTAACGTAACAACATCAACAGCAACTGCTATTACTTACACCATTACTGGTGCTGGTGGTACTGTTTATGGTTGTTTCTTGGTATTGGGTTCTGGTGCAGTAAGTACTCAAAGTAATACAGGTGGTACTTTGTATTCTGAAGGAAACTTCTCTACAGCTAAAGTTACAACTGCTGGCGATACAGTAAGCGTTACATATAGCACAACCGCTACAAGTTAAGGAGTCTTAAATGGCTCTAGTCGTTTATGACCGAGTTCAGGAGACTACGGCAACCACTGGCACAGGGACAATAACCCTCGGTGGTGCTGTAGCTGGATATCAATCTTTTGCTGTTGTAGGAAACGGAAACACTACTTTTTACTGTATTGTTAATGGATCTACATGGGAAGTTGGTATTGGAACTTATTCGACTACTGGACCAACTTTAGCTCGTACTACCGTTTTATCTAACTCTTCTGGTACAACTTCGCCAATTACTTTATCTGGTGCATCTAACGTATTTGTTACCTATCCATCTGAAAAGTCTGTAAACCTTGATGCTTCTGGCAATGTAAGCCCTTTAGGTACTATTGCTTCTGGTGTTTGGCAAGGATCCACAATACAGACTGCCTATGGCGGTACTGGCGTAACAACTTCTAGTGGTGCAAGTTCCAACGTATTGCGTGATGCTAATTCCAACATAACAGCCAATAACTTTTTAGCTGGATATACATCCACCACTTCAGCTGCTGGTACAACAGTTTTAACGGCTGCCTCTACTTATTATCAAAAATTAGCTGGCAGTACAACCCAGACATATCAACTTCCGATTGCAACTACGTTATCAAACGGTGCAGCATTTATTTTTGATAATGATTCAACTGGTGTAATGACTATTGTTGATAGTGCTTCTGGTGCCGTAGATACTGTTCAGCCAGGTGCTTTAGATTATATTTTCTTAGAAGATAACAGCACATCAGCAGGTTCTTGGGGTAAATATTCTTTTATTCCTGGAACTTATGATTTTGCATTAACTACAGCATCATTTGGTAACGCTACTATTTCTAGTGCGGTTTGGAATGGTACAACAATTGCAACTGGTTATGGTGGCACAGGATTAACCACTTTTGCAGCTGCCAATAACGCTATTTATTCCACGTCAGCTTCTGCCCTAGCAGCTGGAACTTTACCTATTGCTGCTGGTGGTACTGCCGCTACAACATTTACAACCAATGGTGTTATTTACGGTAATAGTACAAGTGCACTTGGTGTAACTGCTGCTGGTACCACTGGTCAAGTGCTGATTGCTACTACTGGTGCTGCTCCATCATGGGGTGCAATTCCATCTACAGCTGCGGTTACTTCCATTACTTTTGGAACTACTGGATTAACACCGTCTACGGCTAGTACTGGTGCAGTTAGTGTTGCAGGTACTTTAAGTGCAGCAAACGGTGGCACAGGTGTAGCAAACGCAAGCGGAAGCACCATTACATTGGGTGGTAGCTTAACTTATTCTGGTGCTTTTACTCAGACTTGGACAAGAACAGCTAACACATCATTAACACTTCCTACAAGTGGAACAGTAATTTCCACAGGTACAAATATGGCTGCCAACCCAGTTACGGGTACGCCCTCATCTACCAACTTTTTGCGAGGTGATGGTACTTGGAGCACTGCGGTTACATCAGTAGCTCAATCGTTTACTGGTGGTTTAATTTCTGTTTCTGGTTCGCCTGTTACCACTTCAGGTACTTTAGCCCTTACAGTGGCTGGTACTTCTGGTGGTATACCTTATTTCTCTAGTGCTTCTACTTGGGCATCTTCAGCCGCTTTGACAGCCAACGGAGTTGTTTATGGTGGTGGAGCAGGCGCAGCTCCTGTAGCAACAGCAGCAGGAACTACAGGTCAAGTATTAGCTGCAACAACTAGCGCAGCGCCAAGTTGGACTAATATCTCAAGTCTTGCAATTACCTCAGTTTCAGGCACGACCAATCAGATTACCGCCTCTACAACTTCAGGTGCAGTTACTCTTAGTTTGCCAACTAGCATAACAACTGGTCAATATATTGCCAATCAATCCATTTCAGGGTCAGCAACTCAAGGTGCTTTTGCTTATGGAACTTTAAATGGTTCTGATACTGG